TTAGCTCTTCATCTGCAATTTCCGCCATTTCCATGCTCGCGATAATATCAAACTTTCGTTTATTTTCTCAAGAATATTTTAACAATTGCTCAAGCATTTCATCAATATCAATTGAATAACAGTAATCATTAACAAAATTATTAATTAATTCAAGACCATGCTTGATAATAGCTTCTGTAGCTGGTACACCAATCATTTGTGAGTTGCCTCTTTTCATATCTCCAAGAGTTGAAGCAGGACGTTTCATAAATAGACTATCTTTCTTTTTTTCTTTAAAATATGTAACAATACTAATCTTAGTATGTTCAAGTAGTGCTTTACAATTATATCATACTAATAACTTCATTGCTACATCATACGCTTCTCGAATATCTCGAGGACGATCTTTATAGATCGCAACATATTTCGCTTCTTGTAATCCATATATACGTTTCTTAATAACTATACAGAAATCAGATACATCTGTTGAGGTAGAAGAATCTCCAGAACCTTGGTCAATAGAGTCTATTCCTGCAACATATAAATTTTTTAATACAAGACCATCTTCGTCACGAAGTGGCCTTTCATATATAGCAATTTTACTATTTGGATTATTTATAACTTTTACTTTTGTTAAATCAGGAGTATCTCCAGAACGATCTCATAATAATGATACATACTCTGGTTTTAATCCTGCTTTAAATATCCTAATTTGGGTTAATCTATCTGCAATTGCAATTGAATCAAAGATATTTTCACCCTGCTTATATAATGCTTCATTTGGAATAAAACAGTGCTCTGCACAATAATCAAGTAGGTCTTTGCCACTTAATTTTTTACGTTCTTCCTCATAAAACTTTTTAAATTCTTCAGATTGTGTAACGCCTCTTGTATCTAAGAATTCTTCTCGTAAACTAAACTTATGAGCTGGAATAAAGAAAGCTGTTAATTGTGGTTTTCTATCTTCTGTATCATAGTTTTTATATGGAAGTACATTATACCCTTCTGGTTTTGCAAAAATGTTTGATAAACCTTCAAGTGCCATATCATCACCACCTGTACCTAAAGCAATACGTGTTCCAAAATGATAACCACCAAGCTCAACAAGAGCATTACCTTGAATCCAACTTTTAGTTAAATATTTATTAGATCCTGCTTCTTCATAGATTAATCTGTCGACACGATCACCACGAATTTTATCAGATGTATCAGCAATTACTGAATCAATTTCTGACATTCAACCATATTCAACTCCATCAGGAGTAACTTGAGATGCACGCTTAGTATCTGCATTATTAACTTTTTGTCGTAGGTGGCGCATACCTCCATTAGTATTCATGTCTAATCAGTTTAACTGTTTTCAACATTTAGTTTTTAAAGGAGTAAGTTTACCTTCTGCAGCACAAGTTAATAAAGAACGATAACCTCTATTAGTTATATAAGGCCTTACTGCTAAACAAGCAACAATCTCAGATAATCCAATACCACGAGCTTTTAATATAGCTACATCTTTGTGTAGTCTTTCAGCCATTTCAACATAATGAAAGAATTCATATTGTTTAGCTAGAAATGTAGGAAACTTTTCATTACGACCAGCACCACCTCTAGCTCCTTCAGAAATAACTTCCATTCTATAGAAATTTAAAAAGAAATAATGATCTCCTGTAATTCTATATTTACCAACTGTATAACCTTCAGTACAACGTTTATATTGTTCTCTTCAGAAATCATTATAAGGCTTTGAATCTGCAGGATATTCAGTATATGATCCAGTTCTATCATAAATTTGAGCTAGTTCATTAAAAGGAGTAGGATCAAAATCTAAACCTTGAGTTTCATTAATTGGGCGGTATCCAGTTAATTCATATGATAACTCTGGATCAAAGTAAAGTACGTCTTCGGTGACCGCCACATCTCACAAACCATCTCTCTTTTTATAAAAATCAGTTGCAGTATACTCAAATTGTTCTGTAGTATCTTCTTTCTGATCTCCAAGCATTTCTTGTAATTGCTTTTTTAATTCTTCTTCAAATTTATCTGAAAAAGATTGAGGAGTTGGTTCAGGACCTTTTATTGATTCTCTAAGCTCTTTATATTTCTCTTTAGTTGTTTTCTTTCTTTTGACTTCTGATTCTTCTTTATTTTTTATCTGTTCAAGCATTTTTTTACGTGCTTGAGACATTGAAGATTTAATTGTCTTTACCATACTTAACTATCCATAAATCCAGGTTTTACATCACCTCTATTTTTAGCATTGGATTGCATTTGATCTTTTTTATAATTAAGCTCAAGTTCTTTTAATTTATCTGCCATAACTCCAATACTAGCAATATCAGCTAATACATCTTTTGCCTTAAAGATAGGTTTACTATTATTATCTCTCTCTTCAAGGTCTATATTATCTAAAGATACTCTCATTTTTTCAAGAGTTCGATACGCTGTTTTTATAAGGCTAAGTATTCTAGAAGAATCTTTGATTTCCATGTATTTTCTAACTGCTGCATGGAAGACTGGATCGTCTCATTCTTCTTGAGTTAATCCAGAATCTTCCATAGCTGCATCATGCTTTTGTCTCTCTAAGTATTGTTGATATGGACTTTTTCAGTCACAAAACAACCATATATATTTAAATTCTCTTCAAGCTCTTAACCTCTTTGTTCCTTTTGGATCTTCTTTACATTTATTTCTTTCTGTATCTCACAGCGCTGCAAACTCCTTTATTAATAGTATTTCGTATTCGTTAATCTTTAGATTACATGTTACATTATCATAAAGGAATAAATCTAGCATTACTTTTTATTTAATTTTTCTTTTTCCTCTTTTGTAGGTTTGTAATTATTGTCTTGAACCCTCTGAAGCGCATTTCCTGAAGGAGTATATACTCCAGAAGTACGATAATACAATGTATCTCCAGGCATAGTTTGAGTACCTAAGTACGGATTTTCAAAAGTTGGAGCAATTACATGTCTACGAATAGAGTCGATTAATTGATTATTTGTTCCTGGAATCGTACCTGCAATAATCATTTCTCTATCTATTACACCTCTATCTGTTAGATTACCTACATTATTAACAACAGTGTCTCGTTTTATTTTAGGAATTATTTTTCCTTCAGCAAATTTTTGTGCTCCAAACTTTGATTGGAGTTCTTTATATCTATTACTTACAGGAGACGACCGTCTCAATCCTAAAAATCCAAGAATTCCAGAATCATCTATATTACTATCTACTCTACCTCCAATGCCATTGTGTATATAAAGAGTATCCTGTTTATTTGGAGATACTAATTCTGATGTTGTAATATTATTTCTAGTAATTTGTCTTAAACCAACACCGTTAGGTAATACAGTTTGATTAACTCCAGGTTTTAAACTTCTAGCAACTTGTGCTCCATTATGTACTCATTTATTAGGACCATATTCAAATAAATCTACTCCATGAAATTCCTTACGAGCTTTATCAGATTTTCTTTGAGGAGTTTTACCCCCTTCTTGGAAAAATGAACCAAGGTTTCTTGGATTGATGCGGTGTTCAACAGGAATAGATCCTAAAGTAGCATTATTTCCATAATTGACCGACATACTTCTAGGTCCTACATATCTACTATCAAACCTATTAGGATTACCTAAATTAGATGCCACTATGTAATCACTATATGAAGGATTAGTTATAACTAATTCTTCATTCATGTTTGTAGGTCTAATTCCTTTAGCTGCAGACATTCCAGCTTCTTCTGCTCCAGAAATATTTCTTGATCCAAGATTAGATTGTGGAAGTTTTGGTTTCTTAGGAGCAGGTCTTGTTGGAGCTAATTGAGTTCCATATAATTTTCCATTTCAAGTAAAGCTAGTAAGTCCTGCACTTCTAGCTGCTGCAAAAGCTTGATTGAAATTACCTTGGGATAAATCAGGAGTAACATTAGTTTGTACATTTACTTTAGGAGTAATTCCAGTTTTCATAGATACTCCAAAAGATAAAGGTTGAGAAATAACTGAACCTTCAGTTTTTGTTACTTTAGGTTTAGAATTATCTCCTACAATATTTTTCATTGCAGCTGCTTTGACTTCTCTTCTACTTAATCCAAGATCTTGATCCTTAATAGCAGATTTCATATTTCTATATGCAGTGCGATTGAATTTAGAAGATTTCTTACCTTCTTTTACAACCTTCTTATTTTCTTTACGCTCATTCTTTGCAGATCCTCCATCTTTAAATTTATTAACAAGATAAGCAAGTTTGCCTCCTTGTTTAAACATTCCTGCAGATTGCTCTTGTTTAAATTGATTAATCAATCCAGAAATAGTATTCATACCATCTTCTGTTTGTGCTAATTCATTTAGCTTTCCTACAATTTCTTCAGGAGTTTTATTTTGGAATTCTTCTACTTTAGATGGAAGTCATTGAACAAATTGCATTAATTCTTCTTGTTCCATGATGATATTGTTTTATTGTTAAATATCTGTTGTAGAGCAAGTAAATTCAAATTTATTATATTTAGGGTCTAAAGGTTGCGAAGGATAAATCCAAATAGGAGTAGTATTTGGAGTAGTTGTAATTGTATAATTTTGTCCTTCTAAAAACTCTTTAATTTCAGCTACAGTACCTTCTATTATTATACCATTGTTTAAATAAGCTTTCATAATTACTTGTTCTTATAAAATTTTAAATCTTTTGTTGAGAATACTGCTTCACGTAAAACCATATTCTTATCAAATCATCTACATTTAATACCTTTAAAGATATTAGTTATTTCATTACCATGTTTGTATGATTGTGTAATTTTTTCTACTACATACATAACAGGAGATGTAAGATCACCATGTTTTAAAGTGACTACATCTCCTGGGTTAAAAAACGTTTTTTCAATTTCGTTTATCATATTATTCTTTGTCCTTTTCAATTACTCGACATATAATGTTTTGTTCACTGATAGCGTAATAACCCATATTATTGAATGGAACAGGTACTACAGAATTTCTGTAATATATATCCTCTCCAGGTTTTACGTATTTACATTCGGGTCCTGCAGAAATAACAGTACCACATGCAATAAATTGTTCAGCTCTCTCCATCTCACCAGTATCATCAGACTTATATGTATCTGCAAAAAGATCTCCTGGAAGAATCAAACCTGAAGCACTTGTTTTAATTTCTCTATAAGGATTTTTTTCAAATGGTTTTATAATAACAGTATATCCAGTTGCAGCTACCTTCATTTTAGATGCATCTTTAGTACCTTTATTTAATTCAAGTAATCTATTTGCTGTTAAAAGCTGTTCTTCCTCCATTTTTTTATTATGAGCAGCAATTTCCTCAGGAGTTAATTCCTTTGTTTCATGTTTAACGTTTGCTCCCATAAGATGAACTCCCATTTCTTGCATGTGTGCATTTCCTAAAAGATTTTTTCCCATAATCATTTACATTTTTAAATTTAACTTATTATCATTTATTTACTAAGCATCTTGCATGTGCAAGTCTTGTTTTTGCAGATAATCTACATCCGCATCCTTTTCTATATCCAATTTTTGGTCTATCTGAATAGTCTGTTTTATTATTTTCATTAATATATAATCTAGGATTACATATCGGACCCATTGGTGTTTCTTTGTATAATGGACATTCTTTACAAACTGCTAATCTTTTTTCAGATAAGTCTTCGTTTTTATTAATTGCTTCATTAACATGTCCACTAATAATATCTATTAGTCCCATAATTAAAATACTATAGGTTTATCTAAATCTAATTCAGATTTAATCTTTATATCTCTTTTATAATGTTTTAACATTGTTTCTACATCTGATTTTAAATAATCACATTCATGTTCTGTAATATGATTACTATGATCTATATGTATTAATACTAAACGTTTAATATTAAAGTTTGGATTAATTTTCTGTAATAAATATGCATACAATGATAATTGTAATGTATAATGATAAAAATTACAGTCCATAATATTATTCATTGGGAATTTCATCATAGTTCTACTTTTAGTAAATCTATTATAAAATGATTCCTTATCGATTTTCTTATTAGTATTATGTGTAACTATCATTGAATCACCGAATAAAAACGTGTGTGATGGACTGTCAACTTCTAAGCATTGCGTTGCTACTGTATCAACTCTTTCTACAGATATAATATTTCTAAATGTATTCTTATTTTTAGATGGGAAGTCGATATCTTGATTTCTTACTAAAAAGGGATTTAATCCATCAGTTGAAAAACATACATCTCATCCTTTAAATATCTTTCCATTACATTTTTTATCTACTTCAAAAACAGTAGCTTTTATGCCTAATGTACTTACTAACCTTAATAAATCTTCAGCTTGTCATTTCTGAGTAGTTCCCATTACAAATCTTTTTCTAGATTCATGATAGTAACCATCAGTATCCATTAACCCTCTAAGCAAATCAAGTCTTTGTTGATAAGAGGCTCGCATATATAAATCAGGTATAAACTTATTATTTAGTATTCCTAGATCGTTAAGTTTTTTTCTAATATTATATATAGTTCGCATTTCCGCAGATTTTCCGTCAGAAAGATCTCCTCCAAAAGTATATCCTCTATTTTCTATTTCTTCCCATACTTTAGAGTTTATATTAGTGATAATTCCACATGACTTAGAGTCATCTCCTAGTCAACATCCCAGTACATAAGGATCTATAGGAAGTTCTATTTCTGGAAGATTTAGAGGATTTGCGTTCATTATTTTTGGGATATTGTACGAGGTTCTTGGTTTATCAATTAACCACTTTGCAATATCTTCTGTGGTCATAACTACTTCCCTAAATGTTTTATCTATATTCCTAAAAGAAATAAGTCATCTATGTTCATGGTCTGCCACAATCGACTCTCCGTTATCAAAAGTTATTTTAAAACATGGATTGTAATGGATATCTGATTTATGTAACACTTTAGTTATATTTCCTTCTTTATCAAATATCTCTTCTCCCTCCTTTATATCCTTAATAGTTGTCCATCCGTTTTTAGTTGGAATTTTTGTATCTAGAGGGAGTCCTTTATAATCATATATATAAATATCATTCCCATCTTTAATAAGTAAGTCAAGTTGTCCTGCAATTCTTAATAAACCATCTTCTGATTTATAACTAATCATAAATTCAGGATAAACTCCTTTTTCTAAATCTAATTGATAATATCCTTTCTTGCAAGTAAATTTTCCTCCAAGACCAAATTTCTTAAGATCTTGTTCTTCAGATTGATAATACATATTCTCAAATTGAGCATGTATTTTTGTTCCTCTTTCACAAGATTTATTTCTTTCAATTTCATATGATTGAAGAATCTCAGCACGTTTACTTTCAAATTCTTCTTCACTAATTTTTAATTTTTCAAGAAGTTTTGGATCTCATCTTTTAGTATTTAATAATGAAGTCTTTACGACTTTAAAAATTTCTGAATCAACTAAAGCTTCGCAAGCTTTATAAGCAGATCAAAATGCCGAATCAAACTCATTAACATATTTATGTATTAGAGTAGTAACTGATACATAAGGCTTATTATCATATTTATCTAAGTATAGATGTTTTGCATCTGAATAAATAACATCTTCTGTCTCTTTATCTACTTGATAACCATTAACATATTTTTCTTTTACATTATTTAACTTTGGCATTATTTATAACATTTGGTTTTATATATTGTCCTATTATAGCTCCATATCTAATTAGGTTTTCTTTAATCTCACTTTCTTCATATTCTATATTATTCATATTCTCTCAAGTAAATCCAAGAATTCCAGTTGGAGTTCCAATATCATCTTTTAATAAAATACAAGCGAGATACTCTATACCATTCTTTCTAAATCGATCATATAATACATGATCTAGTGGTTCTAAAGTAGCAAGGTTGCCAATAAAAGTTGTATGTGTTTTCAAATAATCTGGAAGCGTTAACCAGCTAAGATGAAAATTATCATACTGTTCTTTAATTGAATGTATACCTTCTCCACATAATTCAAACCTCATTGATCCATACAACCAATCCGAAATACCATTATGATACTGAATAATTCATACTCGATCTGCATTTGACCTATATAAAAGCTTAGGTAATAGATCTTTAACCTTTTTATCATCATTAATTCTATTTACTAGTTCTTGAGTATGTTTTTGTGCCATATAATCCGAATACTTATCAAATAAGAATGCAGGATTATAACATATTCGTAACGTAATACTTAAAATAAACATAATAATTAAGGCTTTAAGAATATTACATACCCCATAATCTTTTATATATTGTAAAATTGTCCCTAATCAGGTTAATCCTGAAGTTATATCAGGTTGTTTCTTAGCCATATCTGTTTCTTTAAATTATTTGTATAATTTTATTTGGATGATGCAAATATATAATAATTTTTTTGTATATCCAAATAAATCAGTAAAATGTTTGCATTTAAATAAATAAATAACTATATTTGCACAAATAATGTGCATATTTAATTATTAATATTATAATTATGAAATACAACGATGAAATTTTAAACAAAATTGCGCAGGCGTATAGTAAACCTGCAGATGAAAAAGGTAATCTTGATAATATTATGTTAGGTTATCTTGAAATGATGAAGAATGGAAGTAAGATCCATATTAAAAAGAAGAATCGAGGAAAATTTACAAAATCTGCTAATGCTGCTGGAAAAAGTGTTCAGGAGCACGCACATGATGTAATGAATAATCCTAACTCAACACCTCTTCAAAGGAAGAGAGCAAATTTTGCTATTCAAGCTAAGCGATGGCACAAAAAATAAATAAATAAAAACTACTACTTTCATAGTTATAAAATACATAACTATGAAAAATTTCTTTATAAAGATGTTTACTGCTCATAGTGGATTAAGCAGTAAAAGAGTGTGCGGATTTCTTGGATGATTAGTATGTCTATTCATCTGTATATGATGTACAATATATGTTATACCAGCTCCAGAAATAGTTCAACTATTATTTATCTGTAGTACTTCATTATTAGGAATAGATAGTATTGTTGGTATATGATATAAGAAAAATAAAAATGATTAAACAATTCATATCTC